AGTGTATGGGAACAAATCCTGAGACCTGCGCTTGCTGACCAGAAGGGTGATGCCATGTTTATTGGTACGCCTATGGGGAGAAATCACTTCTATGAACTCTACACCTACTCTGAGATGGGAGGTGATGAGAGCTATAAGGCTTGGCACTTTACATCTTATGACAACCCGCTTCTTGATCCAGAAGAGATTGACACAGCTAAAAAAAGTATGTCCTCTTACGCTTTTCGGCAAGAGTTTATGGCATCGTTTGAAGCTATGGGGTCAGAGATCTTCAAAGAGGATTGGATACAGTTTGATCCTGATGAACCTGAACATGGTGATTATTATATTGCGGTTGACTTGGCGGGCTTTGCAGATGTGGAATCCGCGACGAAAAGTAAAAACAAAAAGCTTGACCAAACGGCTATTGCGATTGTAAAGGTTAATGAAGACGGATGGTGGGTAGCGGATATTGTACATGGAAGATGGGATATCAAAAAAACCGCCAAGAAAATATTCGATGCTGTCGCGTACTATCAACCAGTAGCGGTTGGTATCGAAAAAGGAGCATTAAAGAATGCGGTGCTTCCTTACCTAACAGACATCATGAAGTCTGGTCAACGATTCTTTCGTGTGGAGGAATTAACGCATGGGAACAAAAAGAAAACTGATCGTATCGTGTGGGGCTTGCAAGGCCGTTTTGAACACGGACAGATCACGTTAAACGAAGGAGAATGGAACGCCGCATTTTTAGATGAGTTGTTCCAATTTCCAAATCAATTGGTTCATGATGACTTAGTGGATGCTTTAGCCTACATTGATCAACTTGCTAAGGTTGCTTACCACTACGATTATGAAGAAGAAGACTTTGAAATCTTAGACCCCGTAGCAGGATACTAATATGGAATATGAAAACAGAGGATCAATTGACCCAACAAGTCTGGAGGCGTGGGTTATTGATAAGTGTGATTCATGGCGAGATCATTACGAATCTAACTATCAAGAAAAGTTTGATGAATACTATCGTTTGTGGCGAGGCATTTGGTCTGCGGAAGATACGATGCGTGCTTCTGAACGTTCAAGGATTATTTCTCCTGCACTGCAACAGGCTGTTGAGTCTAGCGTAGCAGAAGTAGAAGAAGCTACCTTTGGTCGTGGTAAGTGGTTCGATATCAAAGATGACTTTGCTGATGAGCAACCACAAGACATGCAGTTCTTACGAACTCAGTTGACTGAAGATATGCAGTTTGCAAATGCACGTAAAGCTATTGCTGAGTGTTTGATTAACTCTGCTGTCTTTGGTACAGGCATTGGCGAACTAGTTCTTGAAGAAGTTAACGAGTTACGTCCTGCGACTCAACCAATCCTTGACGGCGAGATGCAAGCGGTTGGAGTTACCGAAGCTCCTCGTACTCTTGTTAAGCTACGTCCTGTTATGCCACAGAACTTCTTAATTGATCCCGTTGCTACAAACATTGACGAAGCATTAGGCGTTGCGATTGATGAGTTTGTTCCATATCATCAAGTAGTACAATTACAAGAGCAAGGAGTATACAACGATGTTGAAGTTGGTACTGCCCCTGCTGATAGTGACCTTGAGCCTGATCAAGACCTGACTATACACTTTGATGACAAAGTTCGATTAACAAAATACTATGGACTTGTGCCACGAGAGTTATTTGAAAGTACAGTCTACGAAATGTCAGACGAAGATATTACTGAAGATGGCCCTGCGTATATCGAGGCAATGGTTGTAATTGCTAACGGCGGGACTTTATTAAAAGCTGAGGCTAACCCTTACATGATGCAAGATCGTCCTGTAGTGGCTTTCCCATGGGACGTAGTGCCGGGACGCTTCTGGGGTCGTGGGGTGTGTGAAAAAGGATACAATGCACAGAAAGCCCTTGACACTGAACTGAGAGCACGAATTGACGCACTTGCGCTTACTGTACACCCTATGCTTGCTGTTGATGCTTCACGTCTTCCTCGCGGAGCAAAGTTGGAAGTTAGACCCGGCAAGGCCATCCTTACGAACGGCAATCCCGCAGAAATCTTACAGCCGTTCAGATTTGGAGATCTTGACGCCAACACATTTAATCAGTCAGCCAGTCTGCAACAAATGGTTCAGATGGCAACTGGGGCTATTGATGCGGCAGGTATTCCGGGAAGTATTAATGGGGATGCCACAGCCGCAGGTATCAGCATGTCACTGGGAGCTATTATCAAAAGACACAAGAGGACTTTGATTAACTTTCAAGATTCATTCTTGATTCCATTTGTACGTAAAGCCGCACATCGTTACATGCAATTTAATCCTGAACTCTATCCAGTCAAAGACTTTAAGTTTGTTGCAAGTAGTTCTCTTGGTATTATTGCGCGTGAATACGAAGTCACACAATTGGTACAGTTATTACAAACAATGAGTCCAGAGTCTCCAATGTATCCAATGTTGATTGAGTCTATTGTAGATAACATGAACTTATCTAACCGTGAGCAAATTATTGAAAGCTTACGTCAATCCAATCAAAAACAGATGCAACAAAAACAAGAGCAAACGCAAATAGCGTTGCAAATGGAGATGGCTCAAAAACAAGAGACTATTAAAAATATTCAAGCTCAGACTGCAGAGATTCAATCACGGGTCAAGCAGAATGAGATTGAAAGTCAGTTGCTTCCATTGGACGCAGAGACTAGACGATTGGCTGTTCAAGCTAAAGGCGGGCCTGATGAGGTTGACAAAGAGTTTGAGCGTCGAGCTAAACTTGCAGAGCTTGTACTCAAAGAGCGAGAGATTGCAAGTAAAGAAGATATTGTAGAGCAACAAATGAGGCAAAGTAATGGTAACTAAGCAAGACGTGGATAACATTCTCAAGCAAGTGAATGCCATATTGCAAGGATTAGATGAACGAATTACTAAATTAGAAGAGGCAAGTACAAAGCCTCCTACCACAAGGAATATAAAAAGTCAAGCAAAAGACTTGACAAAACAATAAAATTGTGGTATAATATTTGCATTGTAATTAGGGAGAAACTCTATTGAGTCCTGAAGACGAAAAGTATTACGAAACTTATTTTGATTTGTTTATACATCCGGGTTGGAAACAATTTCAAGAAGAAATACAAGACATCCTTGACAAGTATCGCATAGAGGATATTAAGGATGAAAAACACTTAGCATTTATTAAAGGAGAGCGTGATGCGTTCTTTAGAATGTTAAGGTTTGAGAACTCTATGAAACACGCATATGAGATCAACACAAATGATTAAACGTTTTGATTTCAAATGCACAGAATGTAATCACATTGAGGAGCAGTGGGTAGATTCATCTGATGAGTTTGCTACTTGCCCTGAGTGTGGACATACCGCACAGCGGATAATCTCTAGTGTCCGAACACATTTCAAAGGTACAGGTTGGCCTGATGCTGATGATAGGTGGGCTAAGGATCACGAAAGAGCCGCTAGAATATAATCACTTCCATAATGCTACGGCACGGAGTTTAACAATATGGCACGATTCTTAGATGAGAGTCCCGAAGAGTTAGAAGAAGGCGAAACATTCGCTCCAATAGAAGATGAGCAGAATCCTGAAGAGGGACAACCTGCAGAACCTGAAGAGATTCAAGAAGCCCAAGAAGAGCAGGACGCTTTACCTGAAAAGTATCATGGCAAAGATATCAAAGATATTGTCAGGATGCATCAGGAGGCAGAAAAACTTTTAGGTAAACAATCTTCTGAAGTTGGTGAATTACGCAAGATTGTAGACGATTTCGTAAAGACTCAAATAGAAGCCAAAGAAAGCCCACAAGAAACTGTCGAAGATATTGACATCTTTGAGAACCCTGACAAGTACATTGAACAAAAGTTAGCTAATCATCCTAAGCTAAAAGAAGCGGAAGCTCTTGCGGCTCAGATGAAACAAGCAGAGATTTTAAACAAACTACAAGCTAATCATCCTGACTTTAAAGATATTATCCAAGATGAAAAGTTTGGCGAGTGGGTTGCAAAATCTAAAGTTCGTACAGAGTTATACCAAAGAGCAGATCAAAAGTTTGATTATGATAGTGCTGATGAACTTCTCACGTTGTGGAAAGAACGTCAAAGCTTAGTACAAGAAACTGCTGAGATGCAAGAAGTAGATCGTAAGCGTCAACTTAAATCTGCTTCAACAGGTAACGCTAAAGGTTCAGGTGAGTCTCCAAGTCGCAAAGTCTATCGACGTGCTGATATTATTAAACTTATGCAAACTGACCCTAAGCGGTATCAAGCACTCAGTGATGAGATCATGCTAGCTTACCAAGAGGGTCGTGTCAAATAGTGTTAAGGAGAAATTAACATGGCACTTGGTACTAACCACGTCACCAATACAACGGCGGCAACTTTCATTCCAGAGATTTGGAGTGATGAAATTATCGCGGCATATGAGAAGTCTCTCGTTCTTGCTAATCTTGTAAACCGTATGCCAATGACAGGCAAGAAGGGTGACACTCTACACATCCCTAAGCCTACTCGTGGCGATGCATCTTCTAAGTCGGCTTCAACTCAGGTTACACTGATTGCGGCAACTGAGTCAGAAGTGCAAGTAACAATCGATCAGCATTACGAGTATTCTCGTTTGATCGAAGACATCACTGATGTACAGGCTCTTGCTTCATTGCGTCAGTTCTACACTTCAGACGCAGGCTATGCCCTTGCAAAGCAGGTAGACACTGATCTATTTGCATTGGCTAAGTCATTTGGTGACTCAGACGGTGCAGACTTTGTACACTCTAACTCGTTCTACATGGACGCATCAACAGACTTGACAGCATATGCTGTTGACACTGTTGCGGCGGCTGACGTATTCTCTGACGATGGTTTCCGTGAAGCTATCAAAGAGTTAGATGACAACGACGTTCCTATGGATCAGCGTTTCCTCGTAGTCCCACCATCAGTAGTTTCTACTATTCGTGGTATCGATCGCTATAACTCATCTGATTTCGTATCAGGTCAGCCTGTTGTAAACGGTCAAATCGGTACATTGTACGGTATCGACATCTACGTATCAACTAACTGCCCAGAAGTTGAGTCTGCTTCAGACAACTCTGCAGGCGGTCAGTTGAAAGCAGGTATCTTGGGTCACCGTGACGCAATGGTATTTGCAGAACAAATGGGCGTTCGCTCACAGACTCAGTACAAGCAAGAGTATCTTGGTGACTTGTTCACTGCAGACACTTTGTACGGCGTAAAGGTTTTACGTCCTGAGTCAGCACTCTGCTTGGTCTTCAACGCCTAAGCAACCTAGGGGGACTCTACGGAGTCCCTCTCCTTATTCTATACACTGGAGATTCTAATGGCGATTTATCGTGGTACTGGTAGCGCAAGCACAACTACAGATCAAGCTACCATTGACGAGGTAACTACGCAGGCTACCAACGCCGCTTCTTCTGCTACGTCTGCGGCATCTTCAGCTACTTCAGCCGCAAGCTCTGCGACGAGCGCATCAAGCTCCGCAAGCACGGCAACTACTAAAGCATCAGAAGCATCTACTTCAGCAACTAATGCGGCAACCTCCGCAACTTCTGCATCTACTTCTGCAAGCAATGCGGCTACTTCAGCAACATCAGCTTCTACATCAGCTACTGCCGCATCATCATCAGCTACATCAGCGGCTACCGCACAGACTAATGCAGAGACTGCACAATCAGCGGCAGAGGATGCTGAGACAGCGGCAGAGGCCGCTAGAGATTTAGCTGAAGGTTATAAAGACCTAGCTGAAACATATCGTGATGAAGCTCTTGAGGCATATGATGACTTTGATGACCGTTACCTTGGGGCTAAAACATCTGATCCAACAGTAGATAATGACGGTGACGCACTAATTGACGGTGCGTTATACTTTGATACTACTAATGCTCAGATGAAAGTTTATGATTTGTCTGGTACGTCATGGGAAGCATTCTCTTTAACAGCGGCACAGCTTGCTGATGTTGACACAGTGGCAACTAATATTGCGGATGTACAAAGTGTTGCTGATAATATGTCTGATGTACAGGCGGCACAAACTTCTGCAACTAATGCGGCGACAAGTGCAACGAATGCCGAAACATCTGCAACGAATGCCTCTAGTTCTGCAACGAATGCGGCTTCCTCCGCAACTGCGGCGGCGGCTTCAGCAACGGCGGCGGCAACATCATTTGATGACTTTGATGATAAGTATTTAGGTGCTAAGTCTTCTGCATCGACAACAGACAACGATGGCGATGCTCTTGTTACTGGTGCGTTGTACTACGATACGAGTGAGGGGTCTATGTTTGTCTATGAAG